GTTTTAAGGGCTAGTGATAATCCAGAAGAATTACGTGAAATGTTAGCTAGAAAATATTTAGATGATGCAATAGCAAAATCAAAAGGTAATTATGATGACATTAGTATGTTTAATGGAGGTGCTTTTGCTACAGAAATAAACAAATTAGGTACAACTGGTAATGTTTTATTTGGTAATGATAAATGGAATCAAGTTAAAACATTAGCTACTTCTTTGGGTAGAAATGCACACAAAAATTTAAATGAAGATGTCATAGGTCAAGTAATTACAGACAGACCGATAGGTAATATTGTTGGCAAATTGTTAAAATTAGAACAAGCTAGTATTGAATCCAATAAGTTTTTAAGGTCCAAAGTAATAAAAGGTATTTCAGAAGGAAATGTTGATCCATCTGATGTTATAAAACATTTAGCAAGACCATCGACTGAAGTAGCTGATATAAAAAGAATTAAAGAATTTTTTGGTGAAAACTCTGTTGAGTTTGATCAAATTAGAAAATCAACAATTGAGGATATACTTAGTACAGTTGATGATAGTATTTTTGATAGTGAAAATGCTAGTAAAATTCTTTTAAACACTTTAAATAAATATAAAAAAGGTCATTTACAAGAATTATTGGGTAAAGAACGTGCGGATGCTTTATTTAAACTTGGTAAACAAATACAATTATTAGGTGATGTTTCTAAAGAAGGAGCTATAGTTGCAGCTAACATAACTGCTAATCCTATTACTAAATGGAAGGATCTTTTACGAGCTAAACTTATTTCAGGTGTTTTATCAAACGATCAATTAGTTGATAAATATATTAAAATACAAAAGAACAATCTAAAACAAAATGCAGATGCTATTGACGCTGTATTACCTACACCAGAAGAAGCGGCAGCTCAAATAGCCTCAAAACGTCCAAGTACAATAAGAAAAACTACAGAACAAATCGTTCCTAGATTAGGTGCTGGAAACGAAACAAGAACCCGAACAAATGTTCCGGAAATGATAGAACCTGCTCAAGATACTAGTTTAAGTCTAACAGATATGTTTGATTTAATACAATCGCCTCCACCAGTACAAACAACAAGTACAACAGCTTTAAGTCCAATTGAACGAATTAGACAACAAGCACAAGAAATAAGACAGAACAATATAAGACAAAGAGCAGCTACAAATCCAGCAGTAGCTGCTTCCTTATTGGGTGGATTAGGTAGCGCAAGTTTATTAGATTAGTGCGCTATTGATCCAACGCCACGATTAGCAAGGTCTTTTTTTTCATCTGCATAATTAGCATTATAGTAATCATCAACGAACTTTGACATTTGTTGATTCAAATGCCTGTGTTCCTTTTGGCAGATAAACTGTAATTTTTTATATGTATCAACTGATAGGGCGATACTTTTATATTTACTTGTATCCGACATTATTGTATCCTTCTTATAAATGGCACTAAAAATACCATATAATACCAAATACTTTTCGTCAAGATCTAAGTATGGGGCAAAGAAGACTATTGTCGATGGAAAGAAGTTTGATTCCAAGTGGGAAGCTGAACGATATGGACAGTTGAAAGCTATGGAAAAAGCTGGGTTTGTAAAAAAATTACAGCTCCAACAAACTTTTAAATTATACGTCAACGATATGCTGATATGTAAATATATAGCTGACTTTGTTTATGAAAAAGAAACACCTGATGGTGATGTAGAAGAGGTCGTTGAGGATACAAAAGGGTTTGAAACACAGGAGTTCAAACTAAAAAAGAAACTCATGAAAGCCCTTTATAATATAGACATTTACGTAAATAAGAAAAAAAAATAAATTTTCTTGTTGACATTTATTCCATACAATACCATATTGTTCATATCTAGCTTTTATTAATATTAAAACAAGGAGATATCATGATAAAAGACAGTTTATTTGAACAACGTGAAGAAATCAGGTCACGTATAGAGAAAGATAAGGCTTTACTTAAAATACTGAATGACAAGATCTATGATCGTTATTCGGCTAAGGCTAAACAAAAGCTTTATGAAGATGGTAAAGACTTTGGTACCACTAACATCTTTGAAGATGATATGAAGATTAAGTGTGTATTTAAGAAGAATGTTGTGTGGGATACACCAGCATTAGAGGACATATCCACAAGGTTAGGTCCTGACTTATCCAAGCATTACATAGAGAAAAAGCTTTCTATTCGTGAGCAAAGATATAAAGAGGCACCACCAGAACTATTGGAGATGTTTAGTACGGCTCGAACTGTATCTACAAGTGGTGTTATTATTGAAGTCGATGAGGAGAGAACATAATGGGACTACAAATTATATCAGCGGAGCAACGTATGGCAGAGAAAAGAGGACATAAGATCGTCATCATGGGACCTAGTGGGGTGGGTAAAACCACTCTTGCTAGGACACTAGACTCTGACAAAACATTATTTATGGATCTAGAAGCAGGCGATGCAGCCATTGAGGGTTGGCCTATCGATGTGATTCGTCCTAGAACTTGGGGAGAATGTCGTGATTTTGCCTGCTTTTTAGGTGGTGCTAATCCATCTTTAGGTAATGACAGTGCCTATAGCCAAGCACATTATGAAAGTGTATTGGCTACATTAGGCGATCCAAGTCAGTTTTTATCTAAGTACGACACTATTTTTGTTGATAGTATTACTGTAGCAGGTAGACTATGCTTTCAGTATTGCTTACAACAACCAGAGAATAAGTCTGACAGGTCTGGTAAATTAGACACTAGAGCAGCTTATGGTATGCACGGGAGAGAAATGATGAGTTGGCTAACACACTTACAGCATATTCGTGATAAGAATGTGGTCTTTGTCGGCATACTTGATGAGAGAATAGATGAATATTCTCGTACCATCTATGAACTTCAGATAGAGGGTTCTAAGACAGGAAGAGAACTGCCTGGAATCGTTGATGAAGTCATAACTATGGCAATCATGACAGGTGATGAAAAAACAGGAACCTACCGATCATTTGTGTGTCAAACACTCAATGAATGGGGCTATCCTGCCAAAGATAGATCGGGCAGATTAGATACTTTGGAAGAGCCACACTTAGGTAAGCTACTCGCTAAACTAAGCAGTGATCATTCAAATCATGATAAGGAGTTGGATTTTATTGATCCTAAAATTGCAAATAAGAAAGAAGAGGTAACAACTAATGTTTAATTTAAATGACGTTCAGCCAGACGATAAACGTGGTGACTTTCAACTTATTCCTAATGGTACAGTATGCAGAGTCATACTTAAACTACAAGGTGGTAATCATGAGTTAGCCATGTATGGTAGAGGTAATTGGTTTACATTTAGCAAAGACACAAAGGCTAAATGGGCTGATGTTGAGTTTACTATCATAGGTGGTCAATATGATAAACGTAAGTTTTGGGATCGTATCTTTGTTGATGGAGATAAAATGACAGAGAGAAACGTACCAGAGGCACAAGAGATTGGCATGAGAACTATTCGTGCTATAGTTGATAGTGCAAAAGGTTTATCGATAAGTGATATGAGTGAGCAAGCTGTTAATGTACGTAACAGTATCACGGGTATTGGTGATCTAAATGGTATGGAGCTTTGTGTTCGTATTAGGATACAAAAAGGTACAAATGGTTATGAGGATAAGAATGTTTTATCTGCTCCATTGACTAAGGATCACAAAGATTATATCTCTGGTGGTCAGCCTGCAATGGCTCCACCAACGCAACAGCCAGCGGTGCAACAACCACAACAAGCACCACAACAAGGTACGAATACTAGCTATGCACCTAGTTGGGCTAATAAGTAATCTAGCGCCAAGGCTATCTTTGTGCCTGCTAGAACCACGATGAGGGGGCGTGGGGCGTATAACCCCCTCACCATATAAAGAGGTAAAATATGATGTTAAGACCTTATCAAGAGGTTGCAGTGTCTTCAGCTTATGATGCTTTAGATAAACACTCGAATACTATTGTTGTTGCCCCAACAGGCGCAGGTAAAACTATTATGTTATCTGCACTTGTGGGTCAAAGGCATAATAAAAATAAAAAGGTTCTTGTTCTACAGCATAGAGATGAACTTGTTTCACAGAATAAAAAGAAGTTTCTGAAAGTTAATCCTTCAATCAAGACATCTATTGTTGATGGTACACAAAAGAATTGGAGAGGTGATGTTATCTTCTCTATGGTACAAACTATATCTAGAGATAAAAACTTAGATAAGCTACGTTCTATTGATATGCTTGTCATAGATGAAAGCCATCATGCAGCTGCAAGAACTTATAAAAAAGTTATTAGAAAAGTAAGATCTGACAATCCAAACTCGGAGATTGTCGGGTTTACAGCTACTCCTAACAGAGGTGATAGGCAAGGATTAAGAGATATATTTACAAATTGTTGTCATCAGATTGAGGTAGCTACACTGATACGTGAGGGGTTTCTGGTTCCTGTAAAGGCTTATGTTGTCGATGTCGGTGTGCAAAATGAGTTAAATGATGTGCGTAAAACAGTTGATGATTTTGATATGTCAGCTGTTGAAAGCATTATGAATAAGAAGATCATTAATCAGAAAGTTGTTGAAGAATGGATGAGTAAGGCATCAGACAGAAAAACAGTTGTGTTTTGTTCTACAATTATTCATGCAGAAGATTTGCTTGAGGAGTTTGTCAATAGAGGAATCAAAGCGAATATCGTAACTTCTGAAACACCAAGAGATAATCGAAAGCGAATACTGAAAGATTTAGAGTTCGGGGATACGCAAGTTGTCGTCAATGTGGCTGTATTAACAGAGGGCTTTGATGCACCACCAGTGTCTTGTATTGTTTTAACAAGACCTTGTTCATACAAATCAACGATGGTTCAGATGATCGGACGAGGTTTGAGAACTATAGATCCAGAGTTATATCCGAACATCATCAAAAAAGATTGTATTGTTCTGGATTTTGGCACAAGCATATTAACACATGGCTCTATTGATGAAACAGTGGATCTAGATGGCAGGGATCCATCAGAGATAGGAGAAGCTCCACAGAAGACTTGTCCCTCTTGTCAGGCTACAGTACCACTCAATGTCAGAGAATGCCCTATGTGTGGCTTTGAATTTGGCTCTGAGAGCAATGAAGAGATCATGACTACGTTTCAAATGACAGAAGTGGAGCTAATCGATAGATCTCCATTTCGTTGGATCGATATGTGTGGGAATGGATCTATGATGATGGCTTGTGGTTTTGAAGGCTTTGGTCTTATTGCTACTGTTAATGATACATCTATAGCGATTGTAAAGAAATCCAGGGGTAAAATCCGAACAATTGCTATTGGCAGCAAGAACCAGGCAATTGCTTCAGCTGATGATTTTATGAGAGAGATTGAAACATCGGACTCTGCTAACAAGAGCAAGAGGTGGTTAAATAGTTTAGTTTCAGAGAAACAAATCAATCATTTATCTAATTTTAACGTAAACATTACAGCTTTTGATCTATCTTGGAACAGATACAAAGCTAACTGCTGGTTAAATTATTTCTGGAATAAATCTATGATTGATAGCATAGTGTATAAAATGGGAGCATAAAATGCCAAAAAGGGAAGAAATATTAGAAGAGGCAGAACGATTAGTAAATGGTAATCGGGCAAAAGATTATGGAGATGCATATATCAATCATAAGCGAATCGCTGATATATGGTCTGTTATCTTTGGTAAAGAGGTAACAGTACGTCAAGTTATTCTTTGCATGATTGCCGTAAAAATGGCTAGACTTGTGCATAACACTAAAACTGATTCGTGGGTGGATATATGTGGATACTCAGCTATAGCAGGAGAAATAGATGAAGAACAAAGTAGAAGTTAGAGCTATATTAGGCATTATAGATCCTATAGATAATGGTTTACCTAATCTACAAGAATATAATTTTAATAAATCAATTAAAATAAAAAGTATGCAACCAGAAGATATCAATGATGCTATATCCGATTTTATTACAAA